ATCCTGGACAACGAGAAAGCAGCCATCAACCCGCTCAAGGAAGCCGACGAAATTCTCCGCAACAATGTCACCACGTATTTGGAGATCGAAGATAAACGGCAGAAAGAGGCCGAAGCGGAAGCCATCAGGAAAGCCGAAGCGGAAGCCGAAAAAGAGCGTGAAAAGCTTCTTAACCGTGCGGCCAACGCCAAGACTGAAATGAAACAGGAAGAGCTCTTGGAGAAAGCTGAAAACGTCTATGCAGCTCCTGTGGTCGTGGCGCATGCGGTGGATAAGACTACCAACGGCGTCACTCGCAAGACAGAAACCGTCGTGACGATTCAAAACCTTGCCGCGTTCCTGGAAAAGATGCTCAAAGACCATTATCCGGCGCTTGTCGGCATGAACGAAGTCAAGCAAGGCCCATTGAAGGCTTTCATCAAAACCAACGGTCTGAAAGAGTTTCCCGGACTGCTGATAGAAGAGAAGGCCGCTATTGCTGTGCGTTTGTAATCAATCAAATTGATTGAAGGGTGGTGACTATGAACACGATGCACGAAGGTGCAAGGCGAGAAGTCCTGTCGGGCCGCTTCACCGCAGATGAAAAGAGACAAGTAAAAACAATTTATGACGGCAAGCAGAGTGATTTCGTGCGACTTGCCGTGCTCGAAAAGCTTGAGCGTGAACAAAAATTACTGGGGGTGAAATTGTGAGCAAGAAAGATGAAGCGAAACCAAATGCGTTGGCAGGCGTAATCAGGCGGAATGAACAAAAGCCGCCAAGAGTAGTTATTTACGGCCCTCCGAAGATCGGTAAAACGACCTTTGCGGCCATGGCACCTAACCCCATCTTCCTCTGTATTGAGGAAGGCTTGGGCTCTCTGGAAGTTGACCACTTCGACCTGATTACCAGCTTTGACCAAGTGCTTCACAATCTCGCGTTGCTCTGGAATGAAGAGCACCAATATCAGACTGTTGTGCTCGACTCTCTTGATTGGCTGGAAGCACTTATCTGGAAGCAGGTAGCTCTGGACAATGGCAAGAACAGTATTGAAGAAATCGGCTATGCCAAGGGGTACATCTTCGCCCTTGAATATTGGAAGCAGGTCCTTGACGGCTTCAATGCTCTCCGGGAACACAAGGGGATGATGCCGATTCTGATTTCCCACAGCCAGGTCAAGCCGTTCAATAATCCCATGACGGACCCTTACGATCGATACAGCATGAAGCTCCATGAGAAGGCACGGGCATTGGTTGAGGAGTGGGCTGAATGTATCCTTTTCGCCGGGAGTAAAGTCTTTACTCGCAAGGTGGACGGCAAGGGCGGACAGAAGGTGACACGCGCCATCGGTGGTGATGAGCGAATTCTGTTCACCACGGAAAGTCCCGCTTTTGTAGCTGGTTCCAGATACGCTCTGCCGGATGAGCTACCGCTGAACTTTAACGCCTTCATGGAGGCGCTGGCAGGGAAGGAATAACAATGGGTGATATGCGGGACCTCTTCAAAGCACACAGAGAACACAAACAAGAACGCCACCAACTCAAATATTCGGAAAATACCGAGAGAGTTTTCGATCATTTCGGTCCGGAAGGTATGCATTGGCAGTGGAACAGCGACAAAACCGCAATGATGTTCCGTGAGAAAGGAAAACCTAAAGTTGATTTTTTCCCGCATACGGGACGCTGGAAAGTTGGTGGCCCAAAACAAGAAGTATTATCTGGCGGTGCTGGTAAATTTCAACTTTGGTATGAAAAGCAATGATTCACACCATCACCACAGCCAGCGGACGAAAGATCCATGTTGCCCCGGATAACGAGCCGGTATTCAATCACTCTGAAATCACTCAGATGGTGGGCATGGACCCAGATGCAGCAGAGTTGATTGCCCTGGTCAAAGAAGTTTTCCCCGGAGCAAAAGTCGAAACAGTCAAGCACTACATACCAGAAAAGGAGACAGAACAAATGGTATTTCTCGGATTTAACGCAGCGGAGCAGCAAGAAGAAATGAGGGACGGGTTTGAAGTGATTCCTGCCGGCGAGTACAAAGCGGCGATTACTGACAGCGACATGCTGGAAAACAGCGCCAAAACCGGCCACTATCTGAAACTGGAGATTACCATTGTCGAAGGTCCGTACAATGGCCGCAAGATTTTCACCAATCTCAACCTTGATAATCCGAATCAGACGGCGGTCGATATTGCCAGAGCCGAGCTGAAAAGCATCTGTTCGGCTATCGGCAAGCCGAATGCGATCATCAACGACAGCAATGAGCTGCACGATCAGCCAATGACCATCAAGGTGAAGGTGGAGAAGCGCAAAGATAACGGCGAGGATAGCAACCGAATCAAAGGCTATGCTCCCCTAAATGGTGCTGGGTCAAGTTCGACAGCGCCGAAGCAATCGGGTGGAGCAAAAACGGGAGCTAAGCCGCCGTGGGTGAAGTAATGCTTTAACAATTATTCTGAAAGGAGCCGAAATGAAATACAGCTTTCATTGTGAGAAATGCGGACATACCGTCTTGAGCAACAAAAAAGCCGATGTAGTAGCCGCGAGAGAGTTACATAAGCCCAGGACAGCCAAGGTAGGTTTATTTTTGAGGAAGGTTCCCGGCTGTCTTTGGATTCCGACAAATCGCGGCACCTATGCCCGGCCCAGTCTTGCCAAAATCATCAATTCGCAGGTTTGAGCAATCAATCAAATTGATTGAGGCGAGGAGGTCCCCCGCCTTATAACGGATGCCCCGGACATCGTGTCCTGACCGTGTGACACACCCCGGCTGACCCTCCCGGACGGGGCCGGGGCAGCTTTTTAACCCAAATTCGAAAGGAGAATACATTGAGCATATTCAGCAACAGTATCGGATTGATGAGGTTCAGGATAGCCGGTGAGCTGCCGGACAACACCATTGATCTTTACGAGTTCATAAAAGAACGATTATCGACACATGCTTTCCGGTCCATTGACGATAGCTCCGCACAAGAATCTATCGGTTGGGTTCATATCAACGACTTGGCAAAGACCGATTTTGATAATCCCGGAGTGCTCCACGTCGATCACTACTTGTGCTTTTCGGTTCGTCGGGATTATCGCCGGGTACCTGCTGCCGTTTTGAAGGAAGCGCTGGACAAAGAATATGCTGCCTATCTCGAGCGCAACCCGAAAATGACGCGGGTACCCAAAAGCATGAGGGAAGATATTAAGGAGCGTGTCAGCACCTCACTCCTCACCCGTGCTCTGCCCACGCCTGCCACTTATGATGTGATATGGGACACCTCCAACGGGCTGTTGTATTACTTCGCTTCGAGCAGCAAGTCTGTCGAAATATTCGAAACTCTATTCAGTAAAACATTCACTGAATTCAAGCTGCAGTTCATACCGCCGTTCAGTCATGCCAAAGCTGCCATAACGGATGCCTTGACAGCAAATCTGTTGGCTCAAAGCAACCGGGCAACCACTGACGCGGTGATGGATATCATCAAATCAAATATGTGGCTGGGACAAGATTTCCTGTTGTGGCTGATCTTCCACACCTCCGAAGGTTGGGGAGAGGATAGTCAGCTCAACACCTGGATTGATAACAAGCTTGTGCTTTGCGGCCCGACGAACGAAGGCATGCAAAAGGTTACCGTATCTGGGCCGCAAGATCAGTTGCAAACCATCAAGGCAGCAATCAAGGACGGCAAGCAGCCGGTAGAAGCCACCATATACATGCAGAATACCGATGGTGAAGAATGGAAGCTCAATCTAAAAGGTGAGACGTTTGCCATTTCTGCCTTCAAAACCCCGACTGTCAAGATGGAGACCGTTGACGTGTCGGATCCTGTTTCTGAATTCCAGGGTGTTCTGCTCGAACGGATTATGTTGATTGACAAGGGCTTGAACTACCTGAACAGCTTACTTTCTGCCTTCCTGAATGTCCGCCTTGTCTTGTGGGATGAAATGCAGGGCAAAATTGCCGAATGGGTGCAAGAGTAATGTTGACCCTTCGCCCTTATCAACGTGAGGCTGTCGATTCCATCTACCAGTATTATCAGGATGGATATGAAGGCAATGTGCTGGTAGTGCTCCCCACAGCCAGCGGGAAGAGTTTGGTTATGGCCACGTTCATTCAAGAGACTTTGGATGCGTGGCCGGATCAAAGAATCCTGATGCTGACCCACGTCAAGGAACTGATTGACCAAAACGAAAAAGAGTTGCTAGACCTATGGCCGCAAGCTCCGGTGGGAGTTTATTCGGCTGGTCTGGGCAGGCGCGAAGCTGGCGGAATGTTCCAGAAGATCACGATTGCCGGGATTCAGTCAGTATATCGGAAAACGGCAGAACTGGGAGCCTTCGACCTGATCTTGGTTGACGAATGTCACCTGATACCGGTCAAGGGTGAAGGGATGTACAGAAGTTTCCTGGAAGAACAGGAACGGATGAACCCGCATGTCAAGGTGATTGGCTTCACGGCGACTCCGTACCGGCTGGGGACAGGCCTTTTGACCGAAGGCAAGAACCGGATTTTTGAAGATATCTGCTACGAGAAGAACGTAGGCGAGTTGGTAAAGGAAGGCTATCTCTCCCCCCTGATTTCCAAGGGGGGAGTTGCCAAAGCCGACTTGTCGGAAGTGAAGATTCGCGGCGGGGAATACGTTGCAGATCAGCTGGCGGCAGCATGCGACAAGACGGAACTGGTGAAGGCGGCAATTGATGAGGTGATGTGGTACTGCGAGGACCGCAAGAGCTGGTTGCTGTTTTGCGCGTCCGTGGAGCATGCAGACCACGTGAAACAAGAATTAGTAACCCGTGGGGTTAATGCTGCCATGGTTCATGGCGGCACGCCCGACGATGAGCGGGACAGAATTCTGACCGGATTCAAGGCCGGGACCATCCGGGCTGTTACCAACGTGGGGGTGCTCACCACTGGATTCAACCACCCTGGCCTCGACGCTCTGGCCATGCTCCGGCCTACCAAGTCGACTAGCCTTTACGTCCAGATGCTGGGTCGTGGCATGCGGAAGGCTCCGGGAAAAGAAAACTGCCTGGTGCTCGACTTCGCCGGCAACGTGATGGAGCATGGCCCGATTGACCAGATTCAGGTAAAGAAATGCAACCAGTCCGGCAAGGCAGAAGTTATCAAGGCTCCTTCAAAGGAATGTCCGGAATGCAAAAGTTTGATATCTGCATCATATCGGAAATGCCCTGATTGCGGGTATGAATGGCCTGAACGTGAGTTGAAACATGAAACTACAGCCAGTGATATGAACGTGTTAGGGGTAACAACCCGATATGTGGCGGTCACGGATGTGAGTTACACCTTGCACCGGAAAGAAGGGTCCCCACCGTCAGTGCGCGTTACCTATACCTGCGGCCTGAACTTTTTTTCTGAGTGGGTATGCGTGGAGCATAGAGGGTTTGCACAAGAAAAAGCATGGCGCTGGTGGACTGAGCGAGTTGATAACTTTATGCCGGAATCAGCAGAGGAGGCGGTCAGGCGGCTTAACGAATCTCCTCCTGTTAGTCCGGATAGGTTGAAAGTGAAGATAGGTGGCAAATTTCCTGAAATCGTAAAGGTGATTTTCGATGATAACAGTCAAAGAGAAACAGCAGTTAGAGTCAATCC